GACATGCAGCGCCTGACAGACTTTGAAGCGAAGATTGCAGAGGAGCGTGGCGCTCCCCTTCCTCGCACAGAGAGTGCGCGTGATGCGTTCGCTCGCTACTACGGCAAGGCGACAGAGCGGCTTGATGAGATTGATCGCGATTTCATGAATCCAATCGTGAAGAAGGTCGGAGACTATGGGCTAACGCAGGATCGCGTTGATGAGTATCTCGTGGCTAAGTCTGCGCCTGCTCGCAACGAAATGATTGCTCGCATCAATCCAGAGATGTCTGATGGCGGGGCGGGCATGACCAATGCGGAAGCCGAAGAAGTTATTCGTCAGGCTGAAGAAGATGGTATAATCGATGCACTTGATGAAGTCGCTGGCGATGTCGCCACGATGGCTAAGGCTACCCGTGAGGGTATGGTGCGTGATGGCCTGATCACCCGTCAGCAAGCGGACGTGTGGGAGCAGACGCAGCCCTATTACGTACCACTCAAAGGCATCGCTGCTGGCGGCGATATGGCTGTGTCAGATGAGGACATCCCTCATTATGACTTCAACCCGGCTGGCTTCCGCGCGCGGGCCAAGGAATCCATGAAAGCAAAGGGTCGTGGTGAGGGCAACCTTCCTCTCAGCCCGCTTGCCTACACGATCTACGATGCGAAGGCTGCGGCCATTCGCGGCGAGAAGAACGTAGCTGCAAACAAGTTTCTTGATCTGGTGTTGAATAACCCATCAAATGCTTGGGAAGTATTCACGAAAGAGAACCCGGACACGACGATGGAGCCAGATCCCAATACGGGTGTGCTTCGCCGACAGGCTGTCGACATGCAACGGCTCAAGGACAAATACTTCTTGGTCAAGCGTGAGGGCAAGCCTTACTATATCAAAATCAATGATCCGCTTCTAATGCGCGCGCTGACCAATGGCAGCGCCAAAGACACTCAGAAGATGGTTGAGTTTCTTAACTCATGGGCGGGTCTCAAGATTGCGCCAGCTACACGCACGCTGTCTCGCCTGTTCACTACCTACAATCCTGTGTTCGCTGGCATCAACTATATGCGTGACACGCAGACGGCCATCTTCAACATTTTGGCTGAGCAGGACCGTGTCGATGGCCGTCTAGCTGGCAAGGAGATTGCAGGCGGCGTCCTCAGGGACATGGTAAGCCCCAGCAACTTTAAAAAAATCTGGCGCATCACCTTCAACAAGGAGGCGACAACTGAAGAAGAGCGCCAGATGTTTGACCTGTTCCAGCAGGCAAAGGAAGATGGCGCATTCACCGGCTGGATTGTAAACGAACCTGTCGAGCAGAAGATTGAGCAAATCCAAGAGGCGTTGGACAAAGCAACTGCGGCTGGCGGTAAGAAGCTATGGTATGAAACCAAGGAAGGAACTGAGAAGGTTCTTCAATCCTTGCAGGATTTCAACTCTGTCTTTGAAAACATCACGCGCTTCTCGGTTTATAAGAATGCTCTTGAAGCAGGCTTGACCCGTGAGGAAGCGGCGAGCATGGCGCGCGAAGTAACGGTTGACTTCAACAAGCGTGGCGAAGTTGGCCCTCTCGCAAGCTCTCTCTACGCCTTCGTTAACGCGGCCATTCAAGGCAACGTCCGCACCTTCCGCTCATTGATGGGACGTAAGGCTGACGGTGGCCTGACGCGCGCTCAGAAGATGGCGGTGGCTTTGATGGGAATGGGCGCATTGCAGGCGATGTGGGCGCGAGCCATGTCTGACGACGATGAAGACGGGAAGTCTTTCTACGACAAGGTGCCTGAGTACGAGAAGCAGCGCAACATCATCATCCCGCATCCGTGGACTGGCGGTGAGACGTACACAAAACTACCACTGCCTTACGGCATCTCAGTCTTTTATAACTTCGGGACTAATGCCGCTGAAATGGCAATGGGTGAAGCGACACCTGCTGATCTGGGCATCAAGACAGCAACGTCTTTGATGAACAACTTCTCGCCAATCAACGTAGGATTCAGCAGCCCAAGAGGGTTCTTTAATTCCTTTACGCCGACTGTGCTAAAGCCAATTGGCGACCTTCTGATCAACGAGAACTACTTTGGTTCCAAGATCTACAACAAGCCGTTCCGTGAGGGTGAAGCTGTATCTAACGTCCCGCGCTATAGCACACCAGAAGGATACAAGACGGCAGTAAAGTTCATCAATGAGATGACTGGTGGCGACGGCGCAATCCCGGGGATAATCGATATCCCGGCAGAGGCCGCCCCCTATCTGCTCAAGCAATACATGGGCGGCGCTGGAAGGTTTGGTGTCGAGATTGCCTCTCTTGCGAAGAACATTGGAACGGGAGAATTTGATGAGATCTCCCCTAACGATATCCCATATGTTGATTACGCCATCTCTGAGATAGACGAGAACGCTGCGCTTGGCGATTATTATGACCGCATCTCTCGGATCGGGCCTATCGAAAAGCAGCTTAAAGATGTCTCATGGAAAGAGAGCCGCGTGCTGCGCCAGCAGTATCCAGTTGATGCTAACCCTACCGTGATCAGCGCTAAGAAATCTGCTGAGAGCAAGATCAAGGAATTTAATGAGGATCTGAAGATGTGGCGTAGTCGCCCAGATTCAGACATCCGAACCAAGCGGATCGATCATCTTAACAAGATGAAGAATAAAGCGATTGTGGACTTCAACAAAACCTACAATCGCATAGAGGAAAAGGCGCGGTAGTTAGCCGCGCCCACCCCTCCTCAAAAAGGTACCTCGTCGTCAAGCGCACGCGGCTGCGGCTGGTAAGCGTTAGCCTTTGCAGTTGAGTGCGCCTGCTGTGCCGGGCTTGGCTGATTGCCATCCTGCTTTGGCTCATACAGGGACACGATGATGCTCTCACGGCCATCATTCCCACCGACGCCAGCCGGATTGAACGTGCGGTCAAGCAGGATGTACGGGCCGTTCTGGCCCTCCATCATGACGCCGACGTTCTTGAACCGGCCCTTGGTCTGGCCTTGACCGTCAGTGTATTCACCGACCTTGACCACGAGATCGTACTTCTTAGCCATTGGCTTTCTCCTTAGTTAAACAGTTTCATAAGTGGACCGACAGCGCGCGACGCAAGCAACTCAGCCTCTGCTAACTGGTTGGCGTGCAGTTCTTTCCAACGCTGCCGATCTTGTGGGTTCATGTCCGAGACAAGCTCGAATGCTGCGAAGGCCCACGACTCCCAATCGGTGACGCCGTCATCGTCCTCGACCGGGTGAAGGATATCCATCTCATCCTCTTCTGGCTCAGGCTCTGGTGCAGGCGCTGGCTTGCGCGCCACCTTCTGCTCGAGCGTGGTGATCTGACGCACAGCGGGGGCTGTGTCAGGCTCAGGCGCGATGTCTGTGATGTCATCGACCGGCCCAGCAAAGTCGTCGTCCACGATGCCGTCAGCTTCGTTGTCAGCCATGACTGCGCGCTGCGCCTCAGTCGAAAGCGGCATGTACTTGCTGGCCCGGCGGACCACAGTCTTACGCCACATCTCAGCTTCGTCCGTCTTCCAAGGGCCGACGACATTGCCGTCCTTGGTCTTGGCAGAGGAGCGATCACGGATGGCAAGGATCTCTTCCTTGTTCATGATCTCGAACTGCGTCTCGCCGTTCTTCAGCTTCCACACGCAGTAAGCTCCGACCATGTCGCCACGATTAGACAGGCCATGCTTGTGGATGATACGCGGATCGATACCTTCTTCGACCTCGAATGTGTCATTGGCATAGACCAGCCGGCTCTCAATCTTCAGCACGTCGCCACCCTGCAGGGCCAGCTTCATCAGGCCCTTGTAGCGGGGACGGAACTGCGCCTCGTTACGCTTGGTCTTGCCGTTCCACACCTTGAGGATGTCTGCCTCAGCCATGTTCTTGTTGAGCGACAGGCCCAGCTCAGCGGCGCTCAGGCAAGCCTTGAGCAGCGAGCCACGGTCACAGTCGAGCAGATCGATGTTGTCAGCCACAGCCGCCACGACGATGGCTTGGAACTTATCGACAGTCATGGTCTTCGGGAGCAGCTTGCGAAGGTGATCCTCACGTGCGCTTAGCTCCTGCTTGAAGCGGTCCATCGGTTTGATGGGAGCCACTGCGTTACCTGTTTGCATTCTTAATCTCCTCTTCGAGGTCTTCGATCATCAGCTCAATGGCGCGCTCGACAGACGCTCGCAGCGTTGGTTTCAATGGATGCCTGCCGGCAGTCTCGCGCATCTTCTCCACGAGTTCCTTGTTCAGGCGGATCATTACCCAGTCTCTCATTAGCTAATCCTTACGTTGACATACCCTTTGCGTTTGCCGGTCACGGTGCCAACCATGTCCTGCGTGATAACCGTCCCGGGGTTATCTGCGACCACGCTGATCGACATCTTATGCTCACCGCATTTGACGACAGCCTTGTCCTGAGATGTGTTCATCAGCTCCAGCTTGGCCCGGGCGCGGGTGAGTATCTGGCCCTTGAGATTGTCAGCCATAGCCTCAGCCTCTTTGGCTTTATCCTTGGCTTGCTTGAACAGATCGAACAACTCTGCGCTGTCATCGTCCAGCACAACCTCGCTCTTGGGCAGTGTACCCATCAGCTTGGTCAGAGCATCCACATCCTTCTCAAAGTCTACCTCAGGCTCTTCACCTTTAGCGATGCTATCCCAGAACGCAGTGATCTCAGCCTTAATGGCGTCGATGATGTTATCGTTGCGCGGGATCTTCATGCGGCGCGGCTCGTGATCGATCAGAGCAACCAGCCATGCGTGATCAGCAGACGTACAGGCGAGCTGGTGCTGGACCTGAAGCAGGTAATTCTCAGGAGCTTGGGTGATCTCCTCCCCTGTGTATTCCCAGCCATGTCCACGAGCGGACCACTTGATCTCCATCGGAGCGCTGTCTGCCGTGATGTAATCGAACGACGCGCCCATGCCCGGGCAGTCATCAACGGTGAAGTACTCGTTGACCTTGGAGATATCCATGCCCCAGCGATGCGCTGCCCAGTTGGCAATGCCTGCCTCGAGGAACTTACCAGCTTGAACTGCCTTGTTATCGGACAGATCTTCAGGCGCAATCTTGCCTGCCTTCTCCATCCAAAGCTGCCAGCGTGTGGTGAACGGGGACAGCCCGAACAGTGCGGCCACGTCGCTGCCGCCGATGTGCTTGGCACGCAGCTCGTGCCAGTGCGTCTCATCACGCACGGGAATAATAGCCATAGAAATATACCTCCGGTCTTTGTTATGTAGTCTGAATGTATACGTTTACGGGGTAATGTCAAGCCCTCGGTAAACATCTTCAAGCGTGTATGCGAGAATGTATATCCCGCCGCGCTTTTCCCATGCGTGTTGCCATGCAACCTGTGCGGTGCGCTGTTTTCCCTTGGGGGCCTTCACCTCGATGGCGAACGCGCGGCCCGGCTTGATGACGCCGAGCAAGTCAGGAGTTCCCTCAGGCGCTGACCTTACTACGCCCGCGTTTCCGCTTACTGGCTTGAACACGCCGACGTTTATGCGGAACATCATGATGTCGTCCCTCTGGCCCAGAGCCAGCCTGATCTTCTGCTGGAGAACTGCTTCGCTCATCAGGTTTATCCTTTTCTTTGAACGACTTAGATAGGTCTTCTTGTTCCTTAGCTAAATTATTAAGGCCGAGTTGCTTGTAGGCTTTTGCCGCCAGATCATGAGGGGTTTCCCTCCATGCGTCATCCTCATTGTGATGAATGTTCACACGCTTTTCAATTCCAAGCGCAGTCATTGCGGCGCTCAAACATTCCGGCCAAAGGTTCTGGGCGCTGCACTCCCAAGCAAGGGCGCACCATGACTCACGGGTATGCGGGTCTTCTGCTGTACACTTGCGAGCGTAGGTCAGGGCATCTTGATACCGACCAAGGTGATGCGATGCACGAGACAGCATCCTATACGCATAGCCCCGGTCAGATGCTTCAGTTGCTTCTTTTAAAGAGAGAAGCCGTGTGAACTCCGAGATAGCCTGCTCGTAATATCCCTGCTGATAAAGCTCACGTGCGTAATACATGGAATGGCGAGCGCTCTCTGGCTCCTCGATTGCGCACGCATATATCAAATCAAGGTATTGCTTGCGGCACTTGCCGGTGTCTGGCTTGTGCTTTGCCATGACAAAGTCGACAGTCTCGCAGACCTCAGTGATGCGATAGGGCATAGGCCACTCGTGGCATATCCACTTCCACACATAACCTGAGCGTGCGTGAATCTTATTCTGCATGAATACAAACTGGTCGCCGTTGTCAAAGTTATAGCCGATGCGTGTGGTGTCTTCTTTCCACGCCTTCTCGATGACATCGCGCCAGCCGGGCTGCAGTATCTCATCTAAGTCCATAGACACGCAGACATCCACGTCGCCCGGCACCAGTGACAGGGCTGTGTTGCGGGCAACGTCGAACCGCCAAGGCGTTACGAGTATGTTATGTACAATTGCGCCATGCTTCTTAGCCAGCTCAACCGTAGCATCCGTGCTGCCTGTGTCAGCGATGACAATCATGTCCGCTTCTTTGGCTGCTTCGCAGAAGCGAGCGACATGCTTCTCCTCATTCTTGGAGATAGCGTACACCGCAATCTTCAGCTTCTTCTTTCTCATTGCATCGTCTCATTAGGTAGGCGCTCCATGCACCTGTCAATAAATTGCATCGCCATGTGGACTGCGCTGGTCCCGATGAGGGCGTTGAACTCCACACCGATGGCGCGCTGCTCATTCTCCCATTCGATCATCACGTCGCTGATCGCCTCGACCACACGCTTGACTAGCTCGGTAGGGACCGTGACCTCTATTAACTCTTCTGCATCTTCCCAATCGTCGCGTTCCATATCCTTGACCTCTCTTCCACTGTCAGACCATTCGTCGTGACACCCCCATGTGCTGACCTGATCTTTGCCAACCGGGCTGACTCCTGACCACAGATCACATTGAACGCCCACTTGTCAGGGTATTGATAACCTCTGCTCTTCCCAACATTCCGTAGCGTATTGAAGCGGCGCGACAGGTCAACCTCTTTAGCTGCCATGCGTGCATCGTCAGCCCTTGAGATCTGAACCAGCTCGCCGTCCCGCTGCTCAACCTTCCGGCCCTTGGCTTGATAGATGTGACCGCACTTCGGACATACCGGCATCGGCCTGTGCATGGCAAAGCAGGCTGGACAACTGCGCACAGCAGGCGGCGTCTCGCTATCGGTCCGCTTCTTGCGTGCGTTCTCGCTGGTCAGCACCCAGTCGCGCGGCTCGTCTATGAAGCCGTGCATCTTGGTGTTGCCGGCATGGTCAAGGATGACAGTCTTCTCCTTGCCCGGGCTGATGCGGATGGCGCGTCCTGCCTGCTGGAGATACAGCGACAGGGACTTGGTTGGACGCAGCATGATGGCGACCTCGACAGCGGGCAAGTCAAAGCCCTCGCTCACCAGATCGCAGCTCGTCAGGATCTGTATCTCTCCGGTCTCGAACTTAGCCAGCACACCGTCACGTTCCTTCTCGTCCATGCCCCCGTCGATATGCGAAGCACGATAGCCTGCGGCTATGAAGTCAGAGGCCACGTCCTTGGCGTGCTTGATACTGACGCAGAAGGCGATGGCTCGCTTGCCGTCAGCCAGCTTTCGGTAGTGGGCAACTGCACTCCCGGTGATGGACGGCTTGTCCATTGTCTCCTCAAGGTCGGCTGTGACGTAGTCGCCCATGCGGGTGCGCGCCTTGGTCAGGTCCGGTTTGCTCGGGGCATATACCTCAGCCGGGGACAGGAACCCCTGCTCGGTCAGCTCGGCGACCGTAGGGCCCATGACCATGTCGTCGAACAGAAGACCAAGCCCCTTGCCATCGAGGCGCTCAGGCGTGGCTGTGACGCCCAATACGCGGGCATCTGGAAACGCCTGCACAACCTTGCCCCATGTGGAGTCAGGCGTGAAGTGGTGCGCCTCGTCGCCGATGATCAGGTCAGGGGCCGGGTATTTTGCCAGCCGCTTGGCTAACGTGAAGACGGATGCGACCACCACATTGGTGCGAGGGATGCCAATCGTCCCGCCCGCAAGGATGGAATGCCGCACGTTCACAGCCTTCAGCGCCTTGCTGATCTGCTTCAGCAGCTCACGCCTATGCGCAATGATCGTGATGCGCTTCTCGTTGCGCGCCATGCCAGCCGATATCCAACTGAACATGAGCGTCTTGCCCGATCCGGTTGGGCTGACCAGCAGCACGCGCCGGTTGCCCATCCGAAAGCTATCCCTGACCTCATTGATGGCGCGCTCTTGATAATCGCGCAGCTTCATTTCTTGCTCCGCCTCAGCTTCTCACCATCGAGCAAGCGGATAGCCTGATCAATCGTCAGGCCATACGCCTTCATCACGTCCTCGCTTGTGCGGGACTGGAGATACTCATCGTCCCACCTCGAAGCCATGAGCTGAGCAATCGCGTAGCGGTGAGCTGCAACAGCAGCAGGTTTCTTCTTAGACATTCTCGTTCCCCAAAGGCCACTCCGTCATGGGGACAAAGATAGCCCGGCTGTTCTGCCCGCGAAAGCGCATCGGCCCGTTGCTGCGTTTAGAATTTGGCAGGCGAGCTAGAACTTTATCCCACCCTTCCGCATAGTCTGAGCTGCGCATGATCTGATGGAGGGCTGGAATGCCAGTCGCAACCCAGATGCCGCTCTTGTCCGGCTCCATGCGCAGGCCATAACGAGACAACGTCTGCTCTGCGAGGACAGGATTGAGCGTGTCATCCGTGTGCGGATAGATGATCCCATAGATAAGCTCACCTATTACCCGGTCCTGCGTGCCGTTGCGGGTCTCGGCCTTGATGAGCTTGCCGCAGACGTGCTGCAGCAATGCCATGTCTTCGCGCACTGCCTTTACTTGCGTGAACTCGGACCAGTCATAGTTGTCCAGATACTTCTCAGCGAGCGGGCGCGTGATCTTGCGCGTTGAGATCAGCGAGTATGACCCAGCCAACAGCGTGCCGAGCTGGTCCCCGAGACGGCGATTGCCCAGCGTGGATGCGATGACTTCCTTGAAGACCTCGATGTTGGACTTCAACGTGAAGATGTTCCGCATCTGCCGAGACAGAAGCCGCTGCGGTGTGTCCTTACGCATGCCGTGAGCGAGCGAAAGGAACCGTTGCCACTGTTCCTCAAGCTGCTTGCGTTCGCCAAAGCTGAATGCCTCAAGTGGTTTGATGGTCAGCACCACAGTACGTGTAAGGTCAGCCGCTTCCTTCAAGCCCACGCCGATTGACGACATCAAGAACGATGACCGCATGGTAAACGCAACTGCACTATGCCCTGCCGTCCCCTTCATGATACGACCACGACCTTCCGATGATGCCTGACGCATGAGCTGGATGACGGCTTGCCGCCGTTCCTCCATACCCTTCTGCCCTTCAGACTCGTCGAAGATCACAGGCAAAGCGTCGTTGCCAACTGCCTGCCGGATGCCAGCCTCAGTCGTGGCACCCATTGGATAGATGCCAACCGACCCAATGCAAGCGCCGGCAATCTCGTTGATGACCGTCGTCTTACCTGAGCCTTGGTTGCCCGTTACCCAAGCGTGGGTGCGCCAAGGTAGCGCGCCGCAGATGATAGCCGTTGCGATCCAGCCAGCCAGCAATTGCCCATAGACCGGGTTCTCCCAGCGCACCATGTCGCACAGCTCACGGATGGCATAGCCCTCCGTATCTGTCAGCGGGTCAGTGAAGTTGACGTTGCCCGATACCTCACGGATCAGGTCACGTTCCTTCTCGTAAATCCAAGGCGACTTGAACTGGACGTAAGGCACGCGCGTGGGTGCGTCGCCGCCCCGTGAGAACATGAGCTGGTCGCCGCTGTTTAGCACCACACGGTCATTGCCCTTGCGGTCAGGGTCAAGCCACACACCACGCCCACGAATGAGCGTCGGGTCATAGACCCCAGCCTGACGGCACTCACTAATGATGCTGGCACCGATGCCAGTCCAGTTGATGCCCTTCTTCTTGCCTGCATTCTGCTGATGGTATTGCCAAATCTCTTGATCGCCGACGATCTCCATCAGCCCCTGCTCAGACATGAGCGTCGAGCCACGCCACTCCTCGACGAGCTCACCCTCTGCCGTCATCAGGTAGAAGATGCGCTTGCCGTATCCGACTGGACGATAGAGGCGCTCAGGCCACAGGTCTAAGTCCTCCTCTGGCTCGGG